TTTGGCTTGTTAGTTATTATAATGGTATATTACATAGTTGTTAGCAAAAGCAACAATCCTTCAAGGCTTTATCGTGGTGGTTTGCAATCAAATATAGCGCTAAAAACTAGCAATTCAAAGATTAATAATGCTAATCTAAATTCGGTAGCCGCAGTACTACCTACAAGTACTATGCCAGTTCCTATTAATTCTGGTGGTTATTTTGCAGCTGCGCCAGTTCCTAGTGTTTCTGTTAGCGGACCTACTCAAAGTAATCCTAGTATAAAGCAGGTTTTTAATGTTAAAGAAAATATCTATGCAGCGGATGATGCAGGTGGTGTATGTGGTGCTCTAGGTGCTGATGTTGCTAGCCTACAACAATTAGTAGATGCGCATCGTCAGGGTGCAAACTGGTGTAATGTAGGTTGGACTAAAGAAGGGCTAGCTGCATATCCAATACAGAAAGAATTCTGGCAAAAGATGCAAGGAAATGACCCACAGAATCGCAATATTTGCGGACAGCCAGGTATTAATATGGCACGTAGCGATGCAGGTCTACTATATGGTGTTAATTGCTATGGTGTTAAACCAGAACCCAAAAATGGTGAACTGATAAAAGAGGTCGTGAAAAATGATGCAGATATTGCACTCCAAGCCAAGATTGCACAATTTCAAAAGACTGTAAATAATATGACACTAGCACCATTTAATGTAAATAAATGGAGTGAATAAAATATGATAAAATATGATAAAATAAACAAAAATTGATTTGTGTATATGTATATTAAATAATTATAATTTGCACCACTAGTGGTAGCTTTGGTGGCTTTTGTGGCTTTGGATAAGATGTCTAGTTTTGTTGGTGAAAATCAGATGATGCATAATTCTACAGTCATTATTAAAAAAATGATTCTTGTAAGAATTGAGGAGGAAAAACGTATTCAACAAATTCGGCGCGATAATGGTTTATCCAGACACTACACTATTGCAAATGGTATGGGAAATAATGGACTACCTTTATCTTGTGAACGAGATGGTAGCCGTAAGCCTTCTCCGCTACGCAATGTTATAAATGCATCAGATATAGTGCCACAACCACATCAACAACTACGGCCATCTATGCCATCTATGCCATCTATGCCATCTATGCCATCTATGCCATCTATGCAATTTTATATGAATTTTACTTGATATTGCAAATTACTCAATACAATGCATATATAAGTTCCAATCGTTATCTTTTTGTTTTGTCTTTTCAATTTCAAATATCCATATGCCTATTATTTTTAGATAATTTACAACTAGAATAAATTCGTAATTAATTATCTGGCCGAAATTAATTAGTGAAAGCCAATCCTGCCATTCCTGATAGAACCCGCAAAACATTATAATTGGTAGCATAGATACGACAGGTCGCAGTATCATTTCCGCTTGGTGTTAAAGTTGATGTGTATGTTGCAGATGTTATATTCATATTTAACTGTGCAATATCTACTCGAGAAAAATTACAAGTTCCGCTAGGTTGGTGTTCTTCTGGAGTAAGGGCAAATGAATACACATTAATTCCCACCGCAGGGCAATTTGTATGGCATTCTTGTGGCACCACCGTATTGAAATATCGACCTTCTCGTGCAGTTAAACGGTCGTGTCCGTTCAACATAATCTTTGCCAATGAAATAGGGTTTTCCCCGGAATCGAATACTGGTAAATTAGCAGTCCAAGCACGAGATGCAGCTTGTGATGGCGAGGTTCCAAATAAATCATTAAAATTCAAGGCCGCAATACTAGAACCATTGGCACCATAAGTACCAGCAGTTGCAAGACTACCATTAGCAGTTCCAGTCATTGGTAAACTAGCATACCAATTGCCTACATTAAATGCAGCAGTGCCGATACCTCCACCTAGGGGATCTTGTGGTGTTCCTGAGAAATAAGTATAATCAACAGAATCTGTATAATTAAACCATTGTTGCCCGCCCACGTTAGATGTCAGAGTGGAATCAATAAGACTACCTTTTTGAATAGTCCACACTACTTCTTTGACTGGATGATTGAATGCCATTTTAAGAATTTCGGTAGTGCTTTGAACCGGAATATTGCCGGTATATTGTAGTTGTTCTATAAGATATTCGTGTGCGGCTTGTGCAAATCTGCGGCGTTCATCAGTATCCAAGTAAATATAATCAACCCATAAACTAACATCCACTAAGTCGCCAGGTACCCGAGAAGCACCACTAGACCAATAACAATCTTGGACGTTTGCTAGGGTAAGATTAATTTGGACATCATGATATTGCAATGCTATTAAAGGCAGAGCAAGCCCGGGATTACGATTAAACCAGAATCGCAACGGCACGTATAAAGTGATGCTAGGAACTGTATCAATTGTAGATTGAACTAGTTTTGGAACATTACCTACCATAGTGGCATATCCGGCTTGGTGTCCAAATGTCTGCGTTAGTTCATTCCAGATATGTAGCCAATGCCCATAGTGCCGGTCAATTCGCTGACCTCCTATAACTATTTCAGCTTGTTGAACTAAGATATGCCCTAGCCAATTGAGCCAACGGAATTGTACATTTCCAACTGCTGGAACTTGTGGCAATGTGATGGTAATATAGGTACGGTATAGAAGATCGCCATTACGGGATATAGTAGCACTAACGCTATGCCCCCAATTTGCAATTCCATTAAAAACTTGTTGAATAGGCTCAATGGAAAAATTGGTATGCCGCCTATAAACCACTTTGAAAAAAGTAATTTGTGGATTACCGGTGAGATATACATCTTGGCTGCCATAAGCTACTAATTGCATAAGACCTCCACCCATCTTTTAATCTTTTTTGTTCGTTTGCAATACTATTTTTACTACATATTTTTATTATATCCGTATAACCTAACAAATTTATTTACCTAATTATTCAGATAGTATGCAAAAAATACTATTTTGCTTTAATTTTGCATATCCTCTCTAGATTAAATAAAAAATTGATTCTTTTTCATCATATATTGCAAATTAAAAAGTAATTGCGCACAAATTGCAAGCAAATCGCAAGCAATCAATGGCAAATCAGATAGATAGTGATGATGAATATCATACTTCAATTGAAGATGACGAACCAAAATTTATTATAAATACTAAATCTACCAAATTTCGAAAATATAAACAAAGTATTCTAGGTTCTCTAGAATCCCCATTTGATGGTTTTTGTGAATCATTCAAATTGGAAGACTTAGGGGAGATTAAGAGATTTGTATCACATATTAAAGAATATATTTTGAATGATAATCTAAATGAAGAACATATCAACTATTTTATTGATACAATAATTAAAGAAAAAGGTATATATTTTTTAGACCGGGTCTCTCTAGTTCAATATGATAATCACTTAAGCCAAGATTCTGAATCTTTGCTAGAAATTATAAACGGTCATCATCGTATCGAGGCATTGAAAAGGTTCTATACTACAACACTTCCTGCAGATTTAGTACATTATAAAATCACATTGCGGCTAGATATTTATCATCTAGATAATCCTAATAGTGATGATACAAGCAAATTATTTAAAGCATTTAATGCGGTTCGTCCACAACAAACCTTATGGCCTGCAAAAGACCTAGCAAGACGTATTATCATTGCTCTAGGCAATTCATTTGATAGTAAGTCGCGGCATTTTGTATTCATAAAGAATAATGAAGCGTGGACAAAGAAACCGAGTATCCACGGAAAATATTTTGCAACTAAGCTAGAAGACAGAATCAAAGAACAATTTAAAACAGTTAAATATATAACAGAGGCAAATTCCAGCGATTTGGATATAACACCAATAATCAATAAATTTAAAACTTACAATGATGAATTAAAAACTAATCCTCTAGAATGGTTTAATGATATCCGCCAACGCGGCAAGATAGACAATGACAATGGAATAAATCATAAAATATTTGAGCGCGCTAAAAAAGTAAATTGCTATCTAGGATTTGTTCGGCTAGATTACCTGCTAAATCAGTGTGTTTCTTTATAATCTGCTTTAGATGAAAATAAAAAATTGAATTTTTTTTCATAACATCCAATTATTACAATAACCAACCATACAACTTAACCAAACAACTTAACCAAAATCAAAACCCAAATTCAAAACCCAAATTCAAAATCAATATGGAAACATCAACATCGCCCCGTAATTTTGCACAACAAATCTCTCTAGATGAATACAATATACAAAAAAAGGAATATACTGAAAAAGCGCTTCTAGAATTAAAATCACAAATGGCTACATTTAAACGTAAATCTGAAAATGAGAATGCGGAAAGCGATAGTGAAAATGATTCCGATGATTGCAGTTCTGGTGAGCAATCTGCAGGAATCAATGTCATAATTAAAACCTATACAGATTCTACAAAATCTGGAGATAAGGATACAAATAATAATAATAATAATAATAATAAGGGTCTAAGAAAACGCCGTGTGCCTTCTAAATCAATAGGTGAAGGCGAAGGTATAGGTGCAAGTGCAGCAGCAAATAGTTTATCAAACACTATCTATTTACAAAGGGAATTAGATTTGCAAGAAATACAAAAACTTAAAAATCAAAAGAAACAATTACAAAATGCTCTAGAAGAAGAAGAGCGTAAGAATCATTTCTTGAAATTGGATTTATGTAATGCACAGGTTGATAATTCTGTTTTGAGGAAAGATTTAAACGCGCGTAATAATAGGATTAAGTATCTAGAAAATATGCATCATGAGAACTGGTGGCAAATAGTTAAATTGAAAATATTTATTGGTATCCTAGTGATATTGTTTATTTACACTTTTCTATTCTAAAAGTTTCTATTCTAGGAATCTAGAAACTTTTCTATTCTATAAATCTAGAAACTTAGATATATGAAGTAATAAAGAGAGATAAAGAGAGATATAAATTAATTTTAATTTTAATTTTAATTTTGCAATTTTAATTTTTCTTTTCAGTCGGCATAATAGGAAAGGTTTAACTACTGGCAATAAAATATAATAAAAATATAAAGTATCATCAATTCTAGAAAGCAATAAATATTTTTTTTATTTAATTATTTATAATACAATGAATCTAGAAGTAGATACCTGGGATGTTATTACATCATATTTCAAAGACCCTGCAATTCCTAATTATCTCGTCCGGCATCATATAGATAGCTATAATGATTTTATACATAATAAGATTCCCCAAATTATGAAGAATTTTGAAAAGATTCCGCCGTATGTATTAATAGATAAAGAAGACCGTAATATCACGTACGAAATCAAAGTTTTTTATGGTGGGAAAAATCACGATAATTATAAAATTACACGTCCCACAGTGGTAAATTATCCATCTGGCGAAGTACGACAATTATATCCTAATGAGGCACGTTTAAAAGATATTACATATGGTTTTGATTTCTTTTATGACGTGGATATTGAATATACTATGCGACGCGGGGAACAGATAATCTTGGATCGTGTTTTATCTCCTTATTCAGAATCCCTACGTAATATATACCTAGGTAAGATTCCTATTATGTTGCGGTCTGATATGTGCGCCCTTAGTGCTGGCGAACGCAATCCAGAATTGCTAACACAAATGGGGGAAGATAAATATGATTTAGGCGGCTATTTTATCCTAGACGGTGCTGAAAAAGTAATAGTTTCACAAGAACGTAAGGCAGAAAATATAGTATTTCTACAGGAAATAAATCAAACTAGTGGTAATGAAAAATATACTCATACCGCAGAAGTAAAGTGCGTAAGTGATGAAGCATTTGCCAATGCTAGGACTGTTCGCTTGCAATTAGAAACTAAAGGCGCGATTACTGTACGGTTAGGTCAGGATAGACCTTTAATTAATGAAAACGAACATCGGGATGTACCGTTATTTATTATGTTTCGGGCGCTAGGTGTAGAATCTGACCGAGAAATTATGCAATATATAATTGGTTCTCTAGAGGGTGAATTGGCGGAGAAGATGATGGATTTCTTGCACCCTAGTATTTTAGACCCATTTATCTTAAGAGAGGAGATTTATGATCGTGAACGGGCAGAAGAATATTTAATGAAATTTACAGCGCGCGCCCAACAATCCGACCGAAAGGATACAGCATCCAATTTCAGTGAGGTTATTAAGAATAAGAAAGTGCGATTATGCTATTTATATGATACTTTTCGTGAATTGTTGTTCCCGCATATAAGCAGCACTACCGGGGATATCTATAAGGCTAAATCATATTATCTGGGATATATGACTCGTAAGTTATTACTTTTGCGGCTTGGCTTGATCCAAGAAACTGACCGCGATAATTTCTGTAATAAGCGTATAGATTTATCAGGTTTTCTACTTAGCACATTATTTCGTGATGCTTTTCAACAAATTATCCGTAATGCTCGTGTAGAAATTAACAGTAAATACACATTCGCAGCAAAAGAGTATAGTGGTGCAGACCATATTACTAGTATTATAAATGATAGTAATATTCGTGAGATATTCAGTAGTGAAGTATTTAAAAAACATTTTAACGGTGCCCTTAAGATTGGAACCATTGGACAAAAGAAGGGTATAGTGCAAGCGCTAGATCGTGTTTCCCGAAACCTAACAATCGCCCATCTACGTCGAATTATTGATAATGTGGCAGGTGGTAGGGCGACCATTCCGCGACGCCGGCTCCATGCTAGTCAATATGGATGTGTATGTCCGGTAGAAACACCAGAAGGTCCCAAGGTTGGTCTTAATAAGGGTCTTGCATTGATATCTCATATTACATTCGGTACTCCAACTAAATATGTAATTCAATTCTTAATTGAAAAAGGTCTTGAAGTGATAGATGATCTCACACCAGTTGAAGCTCAACGTATTTGCAAAGTGTTTGTTAACGGTAATTGGGTTGGTTGCCATCGTAATCCGGTTGAACTGCATCGCACGTTTATTCTTTATCGGCGCAATGGTCTTATTAATACATTCATATCTTTCTCTTGGGATCGTAGTACTAACGAAATCCAAATATTTACCGATGGCGGTCGATTTGTTCGCCCCCTCTATGTAATAGAGAACAACAATTTATTATTACAACCACGTCATATCCGTGCCATTAAATCGGGCGAGATTGTATTTACTGATTTAGTGGCCGGATTTCGTAAGAGGAAAGAAGAATATGATTATTATTCACAAGATATTAAACCCCTTTCATTGTTAGGGTTAGATAAAACAGATGCTCTTTACCCAGCAAAATTAACAGAAACCCAATCAGTTATAGAATATATTGATTGTCAGGAATTTGATACTTGTATGTTGTCAATAGGTTTTAGTATCGACCATACAAGCCTCCAGCGTTTTACACATATGGAGCTACATCCTAGTATGGTTCTATCATTCAATGCGCATTTACTGCCATTTAGTGATCATAATTTAAGTAGCCGAACAATTTTTGCTAGTAAATATGTAAAACAGGGTATATCTACTTATGCACTCAATTTCAATTCCCGAATTGATACATCGGCTCATATTCTTAATTACCCTCAGCGACCTCTCGTGCAATCACGATTGCAAAAGTATATTACACAAGATATATTCGGGCAAGGAATGAATATATATGTAGCAATTGCTAGTTATAATTATAATCAAGAAGATGCAATAGTAGGTAATCAATCCTCAGTAGATATGGGATTGTTTCACACTACCTATTATAAGAGTTATAAGGATATGGAAATAACTGAATCTAAAACCGGTGAAGAAACCCGTTTTTTTAATCCATTATATACACACGAAATGCCACAATATCCGCAACTATTAAATAAGAAAACACGTAATAATTATGGTAAGTTGGATAAATGGGGTTTTCCTCTTAAGGGTGAATTTATAGAACCGGATGATGTGGTAATTTGTAAGTATATTAAAACAAAGGATGAAACGGGTGCAGATGTAGAGCGTGAACTTTCTACCACTACAAAAACAGGCAGCGAAGGTAGTTTTATTGATAAAGTGTATACCTGGCAAACCAATGCAGCGGGTGATCGTGCAGTAAAAGTCCGTACTTGCCAGAATCGGCCACCCATTACTGGTGATAAATTCGCTTCTCGTTGTGCACAGAAAGGAACCTTTGGAATAACACTTAAGAAAGAAGACTTACCATATACGGAGGATGGCATTACTCCTGATTTTCTGCTTGATCCGGGTAGTTATCCTAAGCGAATGACAGTATCGCAATTCATTGAAATCTTGTTTGGCAATATGGCTAGTGAATTAGGGTTTATGGGTTCATTTAATGCTTTTGAAGTAGTAGATGTAGAACAAATTAACCATATTATGGAGGATATGCTAGGTTTTACTTCATATGGAGATCGCATACTCTATAATGGGTATACTGGGGAACAGATGGATGTAAAAATATTTAGCGGATGTATCTATTATCAACGCTTGAAATATATGGTGCTTGATAAGATAAATACACGAATTTCCGGTCATCGGGATAATGGTATACCTGTTCCGGGTGGTTTATATACAATAAAGGAGCGGCAAAGTGTTTCAGGGCGCGCGAATGGCGGTGGTCTCAAATTTGGTGAAATGGAGAGGGATGCTTTGATTGCGCATGGTATATGGGGATTTATAAAGGAAAGTTATATTGAACGTTGTGATAAATTTGTAATACAAGTGAGTGTAAAGTCGGGGGATATATCTATTGCTAATCCAGAAATAGGGCTTTTTTATGATAATGTGGCTGATGGTGTTGTATCATATCATTTAGTTGAAGGTGTTGGAAATAAGGGATTGACACCAGATCGTATCCTAGGATTGAATCTCTATAACCAAAAATCACTAGATTTTATCACGTTGGTTGTTCCTTATACATTTAAGTTGCTAATTCAGGAAATGGAAGGTATGATGATACAAGTGCGTTTTGATGTATCCCGATTGCGACGGATTTTACCAGAGAACATCTCTAATGGTGAAATCGCAGAACTCTCCCATGAAATGATAGATGAAATGATGGATGACGGCAATATTGATGGCGATGATGATGGTACAGACGCAGATGCATACGAATTTGATATGGGTGATGATGCTAGCCAAGCAGGTGGGGCAGAAGAAGCAGAAGAAGCAACTGAAGAATCTGGTAATGAAGAAGCAGAATCGGAATCTGCCGTGGCACCTGATAATAAAGAAGCAGAATCTGCCGCGGCACCTGATAATGAAGAAGTTTTAACCACACATACTATTCCACCTATCAACACAACAAACACAGCAATCCCAACCAATCCAACTAATTCAACTAATCCAACCAATACAATCAACCCAATCAATCCAACTAATCCAACTAATCCAACTAATCCAACTAATCCAACTAATCCAACTAATTCAACCAGTACACAAATCCCAACCAATACAACCATCACACCTAATATGGAGAAGGGTGTATCACTATCACCAATGAGTGGTGGTGGTGATAACCGGGTTGATTTATCGCAATATGGTGGTATTAAGCCCGAATTTGATGTTATGGAAAGGGAAGATGATACTGCAATAGAAAACTTGAACGCCCAATTGCTAGGTATACAAACTGGCGGGCAAAAAGACCTTCTAGAGCAAGCAAAACAACAAGGTATAAAATCGGTTATGTCATCAAATTCACAAAATGCCATACAACAAACACCACAACAAGCACAAACACCACAAACACCACAAACACCACTAACACCACAAACACCACAAACACCACAAACACCACTAACACCACTAACACAAGCACAATTTAATGGTAGCTCTGGCGGTGGTTTGAATTTTTCTTTTGGCCAACAAGAATCATCTAGCCAACGTCCGCAATTATCAATGCCAATGCCAATGCCACAATCTGCCGGCGGTGTACCCCAAAAGCAAGTTAGTTTCAATAATGATATAAAAGTGGTAGAGCTAGATACCAAGATTAGTGAGGGTTTTCTATATTCGGGTAGCAAGAATCTAGATCCGTTCGTTCAGTAATTTAGCAATGTAGCAATGTAGCAATGTAGCAATCAAATAAGATTACTAGTAGAAATATAAGAAAAACAAAAAACAAAAAACAAAACAACAAAACAACAAAGTTGCTAGCATTCTAGCATATGCAATCCAGTTTGGAATAATTCGTGTTCCCACATTTGTTCGTCATCTATTTCTTCAAAATCTTTTTGAATATAGAAATCATATATTGTTTTACACGCTAGCTTATACTTATTTACACCTTTGCACATTTAAAACGCCGATTAATTTTTATATCTTTTCAATGTTTTTATTCTATTAGAAACTTTTTTAATATATTTATTTGGTCTATTATATGTATATTCTAATATTTTTTTATAGTATTCTATAGGTATTTGATTAGTAGCATTAATTATATTATTTTTTAGTTCATTGTATGTTAATCCTTGTAATTTCCTTAATTTAGATTTAAGAACACTAAAGAATCCCTCAATTGAATTTGTATAATGTTGATAAGGAATTGAATATAATACTTTGTTATCTTGATTAATTAAATTCTTTATTATTTCATTTCTATGAGAACTAGCATTATCTAGAATAATTAATTTATTTCTATATTTATTTAGTATATGTGTTTCTAGAAAAGTCTTTAATCTATTTGTATCTATACCTCCTTTATCATATAATTCAAATCCTTCTATACCTCATCATTATTATATGTATCAAATAAATTACAATAATCATCATAATTGAATGGTGAAACTTCTAGAGATATAATTTGCATTTGTTGTGGTACTTGTTTTGGTACTTGTTGCACTTGTGCTAATGCCATTTTTGAAAGTGTAGTATTTCTAGTGTTCTTGATAAAATTGAATTCAATTTTTTATTTTTTATTTTTTATTTTGTATATTGTATTTTGTATATTGTATTTATTTTTCTAAAAAATTGAATTTATTCTATTTTATATATCCGATATATAATTTCATATATAATCTCGTGTATAATATCGTGTATAAAAGAATATAATATTCACTAGTATTAGAAACTAGTGATAAAAATGACATCATCTCAGATTTTCAAAATTTCCCAGTTGGTATATAATTCCCGCGGACATCTGCTAGAGATGCTAGAAGACCGTGGATATGACATCTCTACTTTAAAATCATATACCGAAGATGATATAAAAATTATGTTGGATGGTCAAAATACTGGTAAATTTGGTAATCTAGCAGAACGAGGGCCATTAGATATATTTCTAGAGAAGCATTCCGGAATACCTACTTCCGAGAAAATCTACGTGAAATATAAGCTAGATGATCGGTTCAAAAGCACTAATATCCTTACCACTCAAATAAATGAGATATTCGAAAGTATCTTAACTACTAAGGATACTCTTATAATTCTTAATATATCGCGCGTGCTTATGAAGATAGGTGTAAAGGATAAGGTTGATGAGGAATATGTAAACCACCTCTATGCATCAAAGAATTATTTCGTGCAATTGTATGGTCTCGAGAATTTCCTATTTAATGTATCTCGACACGTACAAGTTCCACATCATAGGATTCTTAGTAAACAAGAAGTTGCAAATCTTCTAGAAGAATATAATTGCACTGTTAAAAATCTACCTACAATTAAACGTGATGATCCACAAGCAAAATATATTGGTCTTCGACCAAAACAAGTTTGCGAAATCATATATAATAATGTTTCATCCGGTATAACCAAGAAATATCGTTATTGTGTTAATTAACCTATAACAAAATTGATTTTATTTTTTATTATTTTGTTTTTAATCATTTTCTGCTTACCTGCTTACTAGCAAATGCCAACTTATTATTGGAAATTTCAAGAGGTTTTAAATACAGGGATTCAAGCCGAACTATTTATTAAAATATCTACGGATAGTCCAGATAAAGCAAAAAAAATTCTAATGAACCACATTATTAAAATGAGTAGATTTGGTATTCCAAAAATATTCATAACACCTAAGGCTAAAATAGTTATTTCCCATTCTAATGATATGCGTGTACACAATTTACAATTTATTACTATTGATTATCTAGTTTTTCAAAAGATTTTATGTTTACAACCAATACGTGCTTTTGAACTAAATCATAATGCAATGCCATTTAGTCCTAACTTTGACTCCTAACTTTGACTATTAAATATTAAAATTACCTTTTTGTATTTTTTATAAGTAAATAGTAGATAAAATAATGCAATCAAAGACTAAAAAATTAAATAGCAAATCTCACATTAACTTAAGAACACAAAAACATAAAACACATACCAAATCAATAAATATAATTGCCTATAATGTATCCTGGGAATCAATGACTGGTAAAAAGCCAGAATGGGCGTTATGTTCTAATAACACTAATCCTGCTAATCCTCGGCATAATTCTGTGTGTGTGGGTAATGTTGCCACTGTTCTAGAAGATAACCCGGCGGATTTCATCTTATTACAAGAAGCTGAAAACTATAATCATCTTATAGAGCAAGCGTCCCGGATATCTAAAATGGAATATGAGTTTCATGAATCTAGCAAGGATAAAATGATTACTTTTTGGAATAAGAAATACAAGATGAAGAAGATAATACGTGATGAATTTGAACCTGGTAGACCTTGGATGGCAATTCTATATACTAATGGATGGTGTGTGGTAAACGTACATTTCGGCCATTATTCCAAAGAACAAGAAATAAATAAATTGAATCAACTCATTAAAAAAATTAAAAAAGAATTTAATTCGGGTCTAGGTTTTGGTCTAGGTCTAGATACATATAACCGAATAATAATAGGTGGTGATTTTAATTATGATATAAAAAGGCTAGGACGTGATGGTAAAATGAATCTAGAAGGTATAAGATTCCATTATCATCCTAAAAATTTACTTACTTGTTGTATAAATCGTCGGGTGCAGAATGACCACGTGATAGATACTTATGCTCCACTGCTAGATATTAAGATACCACACGTGGCATATATGGCATCCGATCATAAACCTATTCTAGCAACTTTGCAATAATAGGCAATAAGCAACTCTGCAATAAGCAATAGTAATATGCAGGACATTTTAGTATCAAGGTATTAAGTATAAGCCTTGTGGTCGGCTAGAAATACTAACTCTATCATCATCAAAACTATTATAGAACATATTTAAAATATCCATACGGGTTTGTTTCTTAACCTCTTCCTTAATTATAGGCTCTGGTACAACCATACTAGATGTTAGAAATTTCGGGTCGCGATTAGGTAAATTTATATGTGCCCGAATAATGGCTTCATCAATCTTAGGAATATCACCTCGACATCCACTATTACTATTGCTATTGCTACCTCTGAGAACCATTACATTGGAAAAATTATTTTTAGAATCACCACTAGAAAGATAACGACTAACTACATAATATATAATAATTAGAATTAGAATTAGTGCCGCTAGTTTAGCAACTGGGCTTTCATTAACCTGTGTCATAAAACCATCTAGATCTGTTCTTAGCATTTTTAAATATATTTAAATCTATCTAAAACTATCTAAAACTATCTAAATCTCTTTAGTGTTGGTATTTTGATTTGCTATTTTTATGGTAGATTTTATTTTATGAATCTTTTCAAGCCAAGTATTAACTGCATCTACTTTAGAATCAATAAAATGATTATCTTCAATAACATCTACTACAAAGTGCCAAA